ACAGGCACATTCTAAAAAACTAACAAAGGGGCAAAACCATGGCAAAACTAAAGATCGTTCGTACAGATGGAAGCGTACTAGAAGGCGAGATCACTCCAGCAGTGGAGTACTCATTTGAGCAGTACGCTAAAAAGGGCTTCCATAAGGCGTTTCGCGATGAAGAAAAGCAAAGCGATGTCTATTGGTTAGCATGGGAAATAACACGCAGAGCAGGTGAATCTGTTAAGCCTTACGGGATTGAGTTCATCGAGACACTAAAGTCGGTGTCTGTCGAGGACTCAGACCCTTTAGCTTAAAGCGCGATCTTCCGTTCACCTACCTAATTGCTAGGCTAAGCATTAGGTTAGGGATCGCGCCACAGCAGTTATTAGATCTAGATAAAAACATGCTCGATGCATTAGTGCAGGGGCTTAAGGATGAAGCGAAAGAGGTGAGCGATGCAAGTAAAAATAGAAGGCGTTAAAGAAACTCGCAAAGCCATCCGACAGTTCGCTCCAGACCTCAGCAAGCAATTAGACATCGAGCTGCGCTTAGCACTTAGTCCTATTGTTAAAAAGGCTAGAGGCTTCGTGCCTAATGATTCTCCGATGTCTGGATGGGCTCCGCGTTCATTTAACGAGGGAAGCTTTCCAACATACAACTCGAAACAAATCAAATCGAGTATAGGTTTTAGCACGAAGCCGGGCAAGGCTACTCGGTCTGGTTTTACTTCTAATGCAAAGATATTTAACAGATCTTTCGCGGGTGCTATTTATGAAACTGCTGGTCGTGCTAATCCAGCAGGTCAGCCATGGGTCGGCCCGAAAGCCGGTGGCGCATCTAAAAAGGTTAGTCGTTCAGTCAATCCACGGGCAGGTGCGCAGTTCATTGAGAACCTTCCAGAATTAACTCCAAGCCTTAAAGGTCGAGGTCGTTTAATTTACAAAGCATGGGCACAGGATCAAGGCAAGGCTTATGGCGCAGCTATAAAAGCCATTGACAAGGCAGAGCGTTTATTCATGGAACGATCTAAATCAACTACTTTTAGGAAGGCAGCCTAGTGCCAGATATTAATATAGGCTCCAAGTTAGATGCCAAAGGTTTTAAGCAAGCCGAAACTGCATTAGGTAAGTTATCTGGCTCTGCGAAAAAGTTAGCTGGATCTCTGGGTCTGGCTTTTGGTGCTGCACAGGTAGTTGCTTTTGGCAAGAAGTCCGTCAAGGCTTTTGCAGATTCCGAATTAGAAGCTACCCGTTTAAGAGTTGCAGTAACTAATCTAGGTCTGGCTTTTGCTGCTCCAGAGATTGATCGTTACATTGACAAGATAGAGCTTGCAACAGGTGTAAATCGAGATCAACTTCAGCCAGCATTATTAACTTTATTGCAGACCACGGGCTCACTTACTAAGAGCCAAGAACTTCTAAACCTTGCCCTTGATGTCTCGGCAGCTACTGGAGCCGATGCCTCTAGCGTGGCTGAAAAATTATCACAGGCATACCTTGGCAACACTAAAGGTCTTAAGAGTCTCAATCTAGGTCTTACAACAGCAGAACTTAATAGTGCTGATTTCGAGACAATTCAGAAAAGAATCACTGCACTTTTTGGTGGTCAAGGCGAAGCTGCTGCTAACTCTTACACAGGGCAGATCAACAAACTTGCTATTGCATCCGAGCAAGCCTCTGAGATCATTGGCGGTGGCTTGGTTGATTCTCTACTAATTCTAAGCGGCAATACAGATGTAAGTGCTTTAGCAGATGACATGCTTACAGCAGCCTACAACACAGCCGAATTTACTAAAAGCGTAGTAGGCCTTGCAGCAGCAATTAATGCTCCGATTAGGGGCTTAACTGACATCGTAACAAAATTCATCATTGCAACAGATCCTTTTGTTGATCTTATTATCGAGGGCGATCCTTCTGGCTTCTTTAACAAAAAGCCACAATCCGGAGCCAATGCTCCGAGAGCCGCATTCAATGGCAAGCCTTTCTATGCCGATGCTCAGAAGAATGCAGATGCACTAGCTAAGGCAGAGTCAGATGCTAAGAAGCGCGCTGCTGAACTATTAGCCATTAAGAGAAAGCAACAAGCGTTAGAGGCGAAGTCTCTGAAAGATAAGCGCATTGCAGCAGCAATCGATAAGGCTAACATTGCGCTTAATAAAGGCAGTGAGATTTTTGACTTGGACAAGATCCAAGTTGCAGCGGCTCTTACTAATCAGGCAGAGCAACTAGGCAAGGCAACTAGCGCGACACAACAGTTAGCGATTGTCAATGATATTGCTCGCTTAAATGTCAAGCGTTCAATCAATGAGCTAGAAGATGCCATTGCTGCTAAGGATGAAAAGGCAATCATTGCTGCAACCAATAAACTTAATGCAGACAATAAGATCCTTGGAAGCTTGATCAATCAAGATATCAAGATGCAAGATATCAAGACAATCCTTGAAAGTCTTAAGCCAAAGGATCTTATCAATCTAGGCAATCTAGATGCTGCTATTGCCAAGATGATTGAGTTGAACAAATTGCAAGGCAGCAAGACTGGCACTACACCAACACCAACGGCAGCAGCGGCAGCAGCAGCGGCAGCCGCTAATGAACCATCTGTCTATACAATCCCTAAGGGAACAAAAGATTTCACTACTGCAAACCCTGACATCTATAACTTAGTCAATGAGACCGTACGATTTACTTCCGATAGTGTCTCAGAGCAATTTATCAAGGCTCTCAATAGTATTTCAGATCTGCCAAGTGCAGTACGCGGTGCTAATTACCAAGCACGAGCTGAGCAGGAATACGCTGCATTTCTCAGCCAGATAACCATGAGTGGTATTGCTGGTCAATCTTTGACAAGCGGTATGAATCAGGGATTGCCTTTATCCAATGCATTATCCGGTGCGCGTTATGCAGCACAGGGCGCAGCAGCATATGGTGCAGGTGCGACTATCGTAAATAACTTTGGTGTAGTCGGAGATCCAAATGCAGCAGCAGAACTTATGCAACAAACTTTGCAGGAAGCCATTGATCGTGGAACTTTGAGGCTGACAGTAGGATGACATGGTTTCCAGAATGGCGAGTGACAGTAGGTGATGATGTTTATACGACTGTCACCTCTGTGTCCTTTGCCTCTGGTCGCTTAGATATTGATCGTCAAGCCACAGCAGGTTACTGCCAAGTACAAATAGTCAACACAGACAATTCTCCATTTACCATCAATGTCACAGAGCCAATTACCCTAGAACTGAAGAACAGCACAGGGTCATATGTCACAGTATTCGGTGGCGAGGTATCAGACTTTAACATCGGTGTTCGTAGCCCAGAAGAATCAGGCTATGTCACTACTGGCACTATCTTAGGCATTGGCTCTCTGGCTAAACTGACCAAGGCTGTCTATAACACAGCACTTGCAGAAGGCTTAGACGGTGCACAGATCTCAGCCATTCTAGGACAAGCTCTTAACCTGACTTGGGCAGAAGTTACACCGACTGTTACATGGGCTACTTATCCAGCAGATGTCACATGGGAGAATGCAGAGTCCTACATCGGTGAAGTGGACTCAGGCTTCTACACGATGATTGCCCTTGCAGCTAGTGCTTCTGCTAAGTCTCAGACCCTTGTCGATCAGATTGCTAACAGCGCACTCGGAACGATTTACGAGGAAAAGGATGGAGATGTCTCATATGCCGATGCGGATCACAGGTCTAACTACCTCGCAACAAATGGCTTTACTAACCTTGACGGGTCTTATGCAACACCAAGCTCTATCACCTCAACAACTCAGATTGCTCGCATCCGTAACAGCCTTATCTATAGATACGCTACAGGATACGGCTCAACCTACAGCACCTCAGATGCAGACTCCATAGCCTCCTACGGGCTCTTTGAGCGCTCCTTTGACTCTAACATTAAGAATCTTGCAGACATCACCGACATTGCATCTAGAGAGCTAAACCTGCGAAAGAATCCACGCGGGTCATTGGGTGCTATTCGCTTTCGTCTAGATAATCCAGACATGCCTAGCGCAATGCTTGACAGCCTCATCAATATCTTTTTTGGTCAGCCTGTGCTTATCACTAACTTGCCTACTAACTTACTCGGTGGCACATTCGATGGCTTTGTAGAGAATGTAGCTCTTAACGCTACGCCTACATTTGTGGACATTACTCTCTATGTCTCAGCCACAGACTTTTCACTCAGCACGACTCAATGGGAAACAGTATTGCCCGCCTCTCTAGCTTGGACGGGCGTAAATGGTACACTTACATGGACAAATGCGACAGGAGCACTAACCTAATGGCAACAACAACACCCAATTTCGGATGGGCTGTTCCCACATCCAGCGACTTAGTTAAAAATGGCGCAGTAGCCATTGAGACATTAGGCGATTCCATCGATGCTTCATTGGTCGATCTTAAGGGTGGCACTACTGGTCAAGTCCTTGCTAAGGCATCTAACACAGACATGGACTTCTCATGGGTTGCACAGGATGACTCTAATGCCATTCAGAATTCATTGCTTACGACAACAGGTGACACAATCTATGCTAGTGGAGCAAGCACTCCAGCTCGATTAGGTATCGGATCAAATGGTCAGGTGCTTACTGTTGCAAGTGGAGTTCCTTCATGGGCAACCCCTGCTGCTGCATCTAGCGGATTGACTAAAATAGTTACAGCAACTTTTAGCAATGTTGCGGATACAGGCACAACTTTCGATGGTTGTTTCACATCAACTTATGATAACTATGTGATTTTATTTTCAGGTCTTTACGCTTCGGCTGGTTCATCTTTCCGATTCCAGACAAGACTTTCAGGCTCAACTCAAGCCACATCAAATTACAACGGAAGTTATACACGCGGAGCTACTGTAACGGCTACATCCTCAGGTACATCATTTAATTTGATGTCACTGCAAGATGTTTCAACGCAGCAAGGCGCGATGGACATGACATTTTACAGAAACACATCAAAAATTTCGTGGACATATTTAGCAAACGGGCGCGGTAGTGCTGATGTTAATTATAATGGTGCGGGATTTAACGACAATGTAAGCGCAAATGGTTCAGATGGATTTATTTTGAGCGCAAATACAGCCAATATCTACGGAACAGTGACAGTATATGGAGTACAAAAATAATGACACTTGATGAAATTGTTGCAAAAATAAAGGCGGAGAATCCAACACTTAAAACTGGCAGTGATGAAACAGGTTATGTAGAACTAAACGCTGAAGAATATGAAGCAAAGGTTCTAGAGTGGGCTACGAATCAATTTAATGAAGAATCTGAATTGGCTAGAGTTCAAGCTGCTAAAGAGGCTTTACTTTCTAAATTAGGCATTACCGAAGATGAAGCGAAGCTCTTACTTGGATGAAAGTCAAACTTTCTAAAGCTGCTATCCAATTAAGAGAGCAGATTGATGACTCGTTCCCAGATCGTGACCGCACATCGGATGGTTGGATCGGTGATACCCGACACGCTGCTCGCAAGTCAGATCATAATCCTGATGAGCAGGGTTGGGTTCGTGCCATTGATGTGGACAAAGACTTGTTTAAAAACGGCAAGCCCGACATCATGGGAGATCTTGCTGATCAGCTTCGTACCTTGTCCAAGTCAAAAGCAGACAAGCGTATTAGTTACATCATTTTCGATGGACGAATCTGTTCCCACATCCTTAAC